AAGATGGTTTTTCAAGGTAAGCCATGGAATGATGATAATCGTGAGCATCTTATCATTGAGTTGGGTGATGTTATGTGGTATGTGGCACAGGCTTGTATGGCTCTGGACATACCATTCGATGATGTCATCATAAGAAATGTAGAGAAACTAGAGAAGAGATATCCTGGTGGATCATTTGATGTAGAGAAGTCAGAAAAAAGAGCAGAGGGTGATCGTTAATGTTAACACAACAAGTAGAAGATTCATTAAGAGCATCCCAAGAACATTTAAGAGATGCTCTTGCATTTGCAGCACGAGGTGAGAAACCATATGTGGCAAAACATATTGCTTCTTTCTTAGCAGACATTGATAATCTTATTGAAGCACAGGATCTCATAGAAAATATGAGAGATATTATGGAAAAGAGGAAGGAGGAAGATGGACTTACCAATTAATGATGAAGAGTTAAAACGATTAGTTTGGTGGACTCAGCATATGATGGGTGAAGAAGAACTTCATAAGAAATTGAAGTTGGTTCACGAGGTAAGGGAAGCAAATCCAGATGGCCCTTATAAAAAGATTCTAAGAGAAGAGCATAACATGGTAATTTAAAGAAACCTCCCTCTAAATATATTAGTAGGGAGGTTTTTCTTATGGCAAATTTTCAACCTGTATCTAATAGTACTATTAAGACACAGTTGGCTGGTAAATTTAGACAGAGATGGAATACCATAAGTCGGTTGACTGGACAGAATAAGTGGTTGGTAGAAGATGCCAAGTTTAAACTTCCTAAGCTTTCAAAGACTGGTAAGCAGCAGATTCTTATTATTAAATGTCCTCAACATGTAATAGATGTAATACATGAAATTTATGATGGTGATGTTCGTTGGACAAAATGGAGACCTGAAATGAATGGACAACGCCATTATGCACAATACGACTCATACAGTGGTACTAAGCAAAAACCACCTGGTCCAAATGATTTGTATGTTGATACTCTATGGCCTGACAAAGAACAATTTCCAAATTGGAGTGATAGAGATTCATTCGTTCCTTCTTTAAAAAGTAAATATCAGGTAATAAGATTTCTTAAAAGTGGTAAGACAGTTAAGGAAGATGGTACTAGTGTCTCGTCATCTGATATGACAAAATTACAAGAGACTGGTTCTGCGATTGTTTTTAAGCATGTAATTATAGGAAAACTTGCCAATAAACAAATTAATGAAGCAAGAGATATTATAAAAGTTAAGGAAGTTAAAGACGAATTAAATGCTTTGTGGCAGTCTATAGCACATACTAATTGTGATATGGAATGGATAAACAATTTTTATAAGCAACAGAAAGCATTGTTAAAGGCTCTTAAAAAATATCCAGGTGGTAATGATTTTGAAGAGTTTGAACGTGATGGCCCTTTTATGACTTTTATTACAAAAAAAATTATAGGTGTTAATAATGTTTTAGGAATTAAAGGAAAAGATAATTGGAACCCTGCTGATATATGGTTGATAAAGAAACGTTCTAAACATATTGATAATCTTACAAAGCTTATGGATACACCTCAGCAGGGGTATGGTATTTTTAGAAAGAGATTGTTTGCAGCAAAGATAGAACAATTTAATAATGAGATGAGAGCAATGTTTAAAGAGAAAGAGATTTGGGGAATATCTTTAAAGTTGGTTACTCAAGATGAAGCGAAGTGGGAATTTGTTAATGTAGAGGACGATTATTTTACTGAATTATCAAATAAAACATTCTCATTAGGTTCTGGACAGACTTATGGTCCAGTGTGTAAACTTGCCACAGAATCAGATGGTAGTGGTGGAGAGAAATTTGTGACTCAAGATAGTATTCTCTGGGTTATTGATGGTAATAAACAATATAAGTTTCAGATTAAAGCAAACACTAGTACCAAGAGAGACAATTTAAAATATGAATCAACTCAGAAGGGATTTGGTGCTGCTAGATTAGGTAAGGCAACAGCAGCATTTGTTGAAGGACTTCTTGATGCGTATGAAGATAAACATATTCCTACAACATGGAAGAATTTTAAGAAATCAAATTTAGATTATCCAGGTGATGAAGTCGAATTAGAAAAATGGGAAGAAAAGATTACAGAAATGGCAAAGTTTCTTAGTAAGAAAGGAGTTGATTTGGGTGAGTATCAAGTTGGTGATGGTACACACAAGGTTAAACCAGAAGATGTTTATGATAGAATGTTAGGAGTAATGAAAAACAAAGAAGAAAGGCATGTTGCTAATAGTAAACTTATGCAGATGTCATGGTTATGTTGTGTACTTTCCATTAAGGATAGTGATAATGATGGTATAAGAGAATTTCTTACTGACTTGGTGTTTATATCTAAGAAAGAAGGTAAGCAATATGGTCCTTTCTTAAAGTTGTACTGATGTCTAAGAATACTCACCTTGAACATTTAGAAGATAGCATCTTAATTGATGGTACAGCAGGTGCTAAGGATGCTTTTATATTCTTGGATGATCTTGCACGATCATTTACTGGTAATACTAGTAGTAGTTTTACTATTACTACTAAATGGGACGGTGCTCCTGCTATATTCTGTGGATTATATCCAGGAACAGATAAGTTTTTTGTTGGTACTAAGTCAGTCTTTAATAAGAATGCAAAGATTAATTTTACAAATGCTGATATAGATCGTAACCATGGCCATGCTGCTGGATTGGTAAAGAAATTAAAAGATGCTTTAAAGTATCTACCTAAACTAGGTATTAAGGGTGTTGCACAGGGAGATTTATTATTTACTGATGATAAAGGAACTGAGACGATAGATGGTGTAAGTAATATAACTTTCAAACCAAATACTATTACATATTCTGTTGCTAAAGGAGATGCTTTATATGACAAAGTTAAGGCAGCAAAGATAGGAGTAGTATTTCATACATTTTATGAAGGACGTAGTATTGAATTGATGAATGCTAAGTTTGGATTTGATGTATCTAAATTGAAACAGCATAAGGATATATTAGTTCTTAGTGCAGAGACAGGAGAACTTGGTAACGATACGTTATTAACACAAGGAGAGAAGAATGATTTAATTGGATTGAAACAGAAGAGTACTAGACTTCTTAATAGTGCTTCTCCATTCTTAGATATTGTTTCAAAACAGATTGAAGCAAATGATCAGTTGACTGTTGGACCTAAGTTAAAAGTATTTTTTAACAAATATATCAGAGATTCAATTGCTGTTCCTGCTGGAAATTTATTTGTAAAACAATTTACAGATTATTTTGAGGGAGAACTAGGTAAGGCGGTTGCTAAACTTAAGACACCTAAAGCAAAGGCAGCAAAGCTTCAAAAGATGTATGATGGACTAGATTTGATAGAAGATAATAAGGCCAGCTTGGCTAGTTGTGTCGATCTTTATAAAATCATACAGAATTCTAAGTCAGTCTTCATTAAAAAACTTGAGAAGGGAGAAAGATTTGGTACGTATCTCAGAACAGAAGATGGACTTGAGATGACATCTCCAGAAGGATATGTTATAATAAGGGATGGATCACACGCTCGTAAATTAGTGGAACGTGCTAGATTTAGTGCTGCTAACTTCAAGAAGGATACTCTTCCAACTAAGAAATGGGTGGAAGGCGATGGCAAGTAAACGTAAACGAATAGTGTTTACATTTGGTAGGTTTAATCCACCAACTACAGGACACTTGAAACTTATAGAGGCAGTTGCTAAAGAAGCAGGTTCTGGTGATTATGTTATTGTTCCTACTAGATCATTTAAAAAGGATAAGAACCCATTGAAAATTGATATTAAACTTGCATGGATGAAGGAGATGTTTCCTACACATGCAAAACATATTATAACTTCTAAAGATCTTAATGTTATTATTAAAGTGATGCAATCTTTTCAGGGATTGGTAAGTGAAGGCAAGTACACTGATGTCTGTATGGTTGTTGGATCTGATAGAGTTGAAGAATTTACTACTTTGTTAAATAAGTATAACAGAGATAAGAATGATCCTGATAAGTCACCAGTGGAGTATGGTTTTAGAACCATAGAGGTTAAGTCAGCAGGAGAAAGAGATCCTGATAATGATGATGATGTTTCTGGTATGTCTGCTAGTAAAATGAGAGCATATGCTAAAGCTGGTAGGTGGAGTCTATTTGTAAAGGCTCTTAAAGGACTCTTAGACTCAAAAAGAGCAACAGATCTTATGAAAGATGTTAGAGTAGGCCAAGGTCTATGAAGAATTTTAAAAAATTACGTGAGCAAGCAATAAGACAACAGTTCCGCAAGACTGATGTGTTGAAGGAAGGTGATTATATAATGTCTTCTCGTACAGGACAGAAGGGAACAATACATAGGACTGGCCCTAACTATGTCATCTGTGTTACAGAAGGTGGTGACATGTTCCGCGAATGGGTTAAGGACGTAAGAGCTATAAATACTTTGAGATAAACTTCTTTGAGACGATTATGAAATCCCCAGACCCAATTAACACAGTGTATAATAATGATAAGTTTTCCGATGACTTAAAGGAAGCTTATGATCGTTGGATGGGTGGTGACACTTTCCAGAATACAAATTTACCAGATATCCATGAGGTTTCTGCTGATTCACTTAAAGGAGGTGTAGTTGCAGAAGCACCTTTCGATGGAATGGATCCTCAGTCACATGGTGCTGAGATAGAGAACGTAGCAGTCAAGAAGAAGGAAACAAAGAAAGTTAATCCAGTCGGCTCTAAAGAAACTGTTGTTAAAAAAGAAGAAGTAGAGAGTAAACTTTGGAATGAAGTGTCAGAGATGCTTTCTAAACTAGGTGAACTCACAGATACTAAGTACAAAGTTATTGGTGAGAAAGCAGACGCAGTTAAAGAAGGATATAAGAGCAAGAAGATTGCTAAAATAATGGCGAAGAAAAAATGAAATCGTTAAAAGATTTTATCGCAGAATCTAAGAAGGCAAAGAAATCTAAGAAAAAGAGAGAGCCTACTGTAGAAGTCATGCCTACCGTTAATGACGGTCAGAAGGGCATGGTAAGTAAACCTGATAACTCATAAATAGGGCCAGATTTGTAATTAATTACTATGGCCGTATTCCTTCCCATTGCAAAGAGCATAATTCTTAAGCAATTAGCTAAACCAGAAGTCAGATTATTCGTTGTTGAAATGCTGGAGGCATTTGCAAAAGAAACTGATAACAAGGTGGATGACGTAATGGTCGTCCAGATAAGAAAAGCTCTGAATTTATAAATAAAACTTAGAACTATACCTGATTAGGATAAAAAGATGGCTGTATTTGGAACTGTGGATGCTGTAGCATTCTCGAATAGTGTGGATGTCGTCAACGGCGATGCCACTGTAACAAAGAACGCTGCTGACTCTGTAGTTGGTGGTGACGTACTTTCAATCTCTGGTGTTAACTATATTGTTAAGACTATAACTAGTGCAACTAGCATTGAATTGCATAAAAATTATGCAGGATCAACAGCAACTGTTGCAAAAGAATCTGTGATTAAGCGTACTCCACCTAAAGCAGTTGCTGAGTTTGTCATCGTTGGTGGTGACAGTAACAGTTACGATCTTGTTTTTGTTGACGCAACAGAGGCAAGTGTCGCATCTAATAAATCAAGAGGTATAACTGGACCTGGTTGGTGGCAGTATCGTTCATATACAGATCATGCAGGTTCTACTCGTCATAAAGCAGAGTGTCTTGCAGCACTATCAGTAGCCGCTGGTGCAGGTGTTGGAGACCAAGCAGACGAGACAATCGCAGCTGATGTTCTTGAAACGATCACTATTACTGGTTCTACTGCTAACTCCACATCCTCTAGTGGTGGTGGAACATTCGCAGTTAATGCAGGAGTCGATCAGTCAGGTACAATTACATACAAATGGCAGCGTCAGACAGCAACTGCAACTACACGTTGGGTTGATGTCGTTGGTGGTGCTAATGGACTTGATACAGGAATTACATATTCTAACTTCACAACAGCGACACTTGCATACGCAGGTCTTGCAAGTGATGCATTAGATGGTTACAAGTATCGTTGCCTAGTTAACTCTAGCAAGGGTGCTAAACAAGTAATTACTAACACAGCTACAGTAACATTTGGCACATAATGTAGATGAATATAAGTGAACTCGACCATGAAAATTGGTTGTTCTTCGCCATTCAAAATTATAGTAATCCATCGTCAGTAACATACTCAGATTTTGAAGAGGACTTAAAGAGATTTAAGTACCTCAAGCGGCTTCTGAGGCGTTATGAAACGACAGGTGAACTAAAAGCACATCTCATATTAAATCATGTGATTGTTTTATATAATGTTTTTGGTGATGCAGCAACACCGTTGCTTTTTTATAAAGTAGAAGCTACATATTGGTCTGTAATTAAGGCGTTTATGTTGTTTCTAAATAGATTACCACCTTCACTTAAAGAGGATGTTGACGAGGAATGTCTAAAGCAATTGAACCTAATATAAATGAGGAAATAAACTCTGCTGGTGACGGCAGTGGTGTTGCTTTACCTCCAGCATTTGTTTTTGTAAACACGAAGAAACATCGTACATACAAATCAAACAATACAAAGGTGGATGGCCGCACTAAGGGTGCTAAAAATCTTATGTCTCGTATCCAGAAAAGAAAAATGAAAGAACAAGTCGAAGAAAAACCTGTTGTTGAGGCAATCGCCACAGATACTGAGCGAGCCCAAAAGCAAATTGCTCAAGGTAAGAAACTCAAGAGACAGAAGGAGCTTCAGAAGAAGCGTAAGGAAGCCAAGCAGAAAATGCAGGACAAAACCAAGGAAATGGATGTCCTAATGAAGGCTCGTTTGTCTGACTTCAAGAAGAAGGCAGGATCACAAACTAAAAAACTGCAAAAAACTAAAGATCATGTAGAACATAAAGGTGATAATATTATGGAAAACCAAGATGTTGTGAAGGTTGCACTTGATGTTGCAACTTCTGAATTGAATCCACAAGGTGAAGGTTCATTTGCTAAGATTCAGTTCAGTGATGGAACCACACAGAACTTAGATAACTTCTCTGCTAAGAGAATTGCTGCTACCTATGCACAATTAGATGACACTCATAAGCAACAGTTCCAGTACATGCTGAACAAGGATGCTGCTACTTATCAGAGTGCTCTGGACTTTGCAGTTCGTAACAACTAGGTAGATGGCCGAGAGTATTAACGCAGCAATAATAGAAAGACTAGAGAAAGTCGTTAGTACTCTTCAGGAAAACTCCATGAAGATGGGGCAGCTTCTTGCTGTTCACAATGAAAAGCTTGACAAGCAGGATAGAATAGATGCTGTACTGTTTGAGAAGGTTGATAGTGTACATCGAGAGGTAAACAGAAGGTCAGATGAGATTAAGAAAGGATGCGAAAGAGATATACGCAAAGTCGATGACCGTCTTAGGGTCATGGAAAAGAAAATGTGGACTATTTTTGGTGCTCTTTCTGTTTTATCTTTCCTCGTTAGTCCAGTCGGACAAAAAATCATTAGCCCAGTCTTTGAACCGTCACAAAGACAGTTGACAATTCCCCAAAATAATCCTAGTATGTATCCATCAGACGTTTCATGATGGATTTTGTCTTATATTGACCTAAAATACATACAAATGGTCTCACCTCGTCTGTCGCTCTTCACCAAGAAGAAGGCAGATCTTTTTAATTTTAGGTGTCCTTACTGTGGAGACTCGAAAAAGAGGAAGAATAAGGCCCGTGGATATTTGTTCAAGATCAAGAATGATTTTGTATACAAATGTCACAATTGTGGTGTAGGCAGAACACTTTCAAACTTTCTTAAGGATCAAGATTCCTTTCTTCATGACCAATATGTCATGGAGAAATTTAAAGATGGTAGGACTGGCAAGGGTACTACTGTACCCAATCCTAAATTTAATTTTAAGGCCCCAGTTTTCCGTAAAAATGGTATCAATTTAGAGAAGATTTCTGATCTAAATACATCACATCCAGCACGAGAATATATTGAAAAACGAGGCATCAAAGACTTAGATTACTTCTACTATTGTCCTAAGTTTAAGGCTTGGACTAATGAGCAGAAAAAAACCTTTGATAACCTACGACAAGATAGTCCACGTATTATAATCCCATTCAGGGATAAAGATGGTAGACTCTTCGGATATCAAGGCAGATCGTTAGCCCCAACGGCAAAGATGAGATACATTACGATAATGCTTGATGAAGATAAACCCAAAATATTTGGACAGGACAGAATAGATTATGATGAACCGATTTACATTGTTGAAGGACCGTTTGACAGTACCTTCATTCAGAATTCCGTTGCGATGGCTGGGTCTGATGTTGATATTCGGACGCTTGGCTGGAGCAATTATATTTGGGTTTATGATAACGAGCCACGTAACAGAGAGATCGTCAACCGAATCTCCAAGTCAATCGACAGAGGAGATAAGGTAGTCATTTGGCCTAAAAATATACAGGAAAAGGACATAAACGATATGTCTCTTGCTGGACATGATGTGCAAAAGGTGGTAGAATCTAATGCATATCACAAATTAGAAGCAACACTAAAACTAAACGATTGGAAACGAGTATGAGCAACGGTACAGATATTAAAGTACATAAGCGTAACGGCACTATAGAAGGTCTGAACCTTGAGAAGGTTCATAAGATGGTAGCTGACGCTTGCGAAGGTCTGGGAAGCGGTGTAAGTGCCTCTCAGGTTGAAATGAATTCAGGGTTACAGTTCTATGATGGAATTGAAACCAAAGATATTCAGGAAATTCTTGTTAGATCAGCGAGTGATTTGATTGATCTTGAGCATCCTAACTATCAGTTTGTTGCTGCTAGGTTACTTCTCTTTGGTCTTAGAAAGCAAGTCTTTGGATCACAGTGGTTGACCAAGGGATACCCAACTGTATTAGATCATGCCTTTGCATCTGCGTCTAAGGACATATATGACAAAGAGATCTTGAGTAAATATAATGAAGAGGAGTGGGATAAGATTAACTCTTGGGTTGATCATGATCGTGACTATCTTTTTACCTATGCTGGCCTACGTCAGGTAGTTGATAAGTATCTTGTACAAGATAGAAGCAGTGGTGAAGTCTATGAGACACCACAGTTCATGTATATTATGATTGCTGCTACTCTATTCCAAAACTATCCAGAGGAGACAAGGTTAGATTATGTCAGAAGATACTACGACGCAATCAGCAAACACAGAATCAACATCCCAACGCCAATCATGGCAGGGGTGCGAACTCCCTTACGACAATTTGCCTCCTGTGTTCTCGTTGATGTTGATGACACGCTTAACAGCATCTTCAGCAGCGACATGGCTATTGGTTACTACGTTGCTCAAAGGGCGGGAATTGGCATCAATGCAGGCCGAATCCGTGGCATCAACGCTAAAATCAGGGGCGGTGAAGTTCAACACACGGGTGTCGTCCCGTTTCTCAAAAAATTTGAGAGCACTGTCAGATGTTGCACTCAAAATGGCATCAGAGGTGGATCAGC